GGACCCCATCATACATTTCCCTATAATCTTACTTCCTAATCTCAAACATGTCTTTGTAATCCTCCAATTCTCTTAATGTTGTTGGGCTTTACCCACTTTCCACTCTCATCAAGGAGCATCACATTACACGAGGTTCTTTTATGTGGAAAGACGGGATAAAAGATACTGAGGTTATATTCTCCCCCGATAAAAGGGGAAGATTCTTGGTTAGTTGGACCCCGAAGAAACACATGCAAAACAATGTGCATATAAGAAATGGGATTAAATTCCCGGGCAATGAGCACCTTGGCTCGTTTGGTTGTGACTCTTATGATATTTCAGCCGTAGTTGATGGCAGGGGGTCTAACGGCTCGCTTCATGGAATGACGAAGTTTCACATGGATGAAGCTCCGGTAAATGAGTTCTTCCTTGAGTACATTGCTAGACCACAGACGGCTGAGATATTTTTTGAAGATGTACTGATGGCGTGTGTGTTTTATGGAATGCCGATTCTTGCGGAGAACAATAAGCCAAGGTTGCTGTACCACTTTAAGAACAGAGGGTACAGAGGATTCTCTATGAACAGACCCGATAAGCCGTATGCTAAACTTAGCAAAACAGAAAAGGAACTAGGAGGAATACCCAACTCTTCAGAGGATGTCAAGCAGGCGCATGCTTCTGCAATTGAATCTTATATTGAGAAGTTCGTAGGGTTTGACTTAGAGGGAAAATATAGAGAGTCAGACGAAGTTGGAACAATGCCATTCACTAGAACCCTTGAAGATTGGGCAAAGTTTGATATAAATGATAGAACAAAGTTTGACGCATCTATTAGTTCGGGCCTAGTTATAATGGCGAATCAAAAGCACCTTTACGTTCCCGAGAAAAAAGAATCGAAAATTAGTATTAACTTCGCAAGATACAAGAACGACGGAATAACAAGTCAGTTAATTAAATGAAAGACATAGTAATAGACATCACGGCTACTAGCTTTCCAAGTCAGTTTGCAACAGACGCGGAGAAAGCGACAGAAGCATTCGGACTACAGGTTGGTCAAGCTATTCAGTACGAATGGTTTAGAAAAGATGGCACGTCATGTAGATACTACAGTCAGTGGAGAGACTTTCATCGTGTTCGCCTTTATGCTCGCGGAGAGCAGTCAACAGCTAAATATAAAAATGAATTAGCTATTGATGGGGACCTTTCTTATTTGAATCTTGATTGGACTCCCGTTCCGGTCATCCCTAAGTTTGTTGATATTGTTGTGAATGGAATGTCTAATCGCCTATTCAAGGTGAAGGCATACGCTCAAGACGCCATGTCTCAATCAAATCGAAACAAGTATCAAGAGATGATTGAAACTCAAATGGCAGGAAAAGATGTCCTCTCAATAATTCAGAAAAAAACAGGGGCTAATCCATTCATGATGGACCCCGATGAATTGCCGGAGACAGACGATGAGATGTCTCTATACATGCAATTGAATTATAAGCCCGCTATTGAGATAGCTGAAGAAGAGGCTATCAATACATTGTTTGATGCTAATCATTATGAGGACTTGCGTAAGAGATTAGACTACGATGAAACTGTTTTAGGAATACAGGTTGCCAAGCATGAATTTTTACCCGGAGCCGGAGTTAAAATTTCTTACGTGGACCCTGCTAATATTGTCTATAGCTATACAGAGGACCCTTACTTCAAAGATTGCTTCTATTGGGGAGAGATTAAAACACTTCCTCTTACAGAGCTTTACAAGATAGACCAAAGCTTAACCAAAGAAGACCTTCAAAAAATATCACAGTATAGCCAAGGTTGGTATGACTATTACAATGTGGCTAGGTTCTACGAGAACAGTGTGTTCTTTAGAGACACATGCACATTGATGTATTTCAATTACAAGACTACTAAAAAGATTGTATATAAAAAGAAAAAACTAGACAATGGTTCGGTAAGATATATTGAGAAAGACGAAGACTTTAATCCTCCCACAGAAATGATGGATGAGGGAAATTTTGAGAGGGTTGAAAAAACCATTGACGTGTGGTACGAGGGTATTATGGTCATGGGAACAAACATTCTTTTAAAGTGGCAACTAGCTGAGAATATGGTTCGACCAAAATCAGCTACACAGCATGCCCTTCCAATGTATGTTGCTTGCGCTCCAAGAATGTACAAGGGTGTTATTGAGTCTTTGGTTAGAAGAATGATTCCATTTGCAGACCTTATTCAGATTACGCACTTAAAGCTTCAGCAAGTTATTGCTAGGGTGGTCCCCGATGGAGTGTTTATTGACGCTGATGGTCTGAATGAGGTTGACTTGGGGACAGGTAACGCATACAATCCCGAGGATGCATTGAGGCTATACTTTCAAACAGGTAGCGTAATAGGAAGAAGTTACACGCAGGATGGAGAATTTAATAATGCTCGCGTTCCTGTAACTCAGCTCACTTCTAATTCGGGCGCATCAAAAACTCAAATGTTGCTTGCTAATTATAACCACTACATGGATATGATTAGAACTGTTACCGGACTTAATGAGGCTCGTGACGGCTCTAATCCGGACCCTAATTCGTTGGTTGGTTTACAAAAACTTGCTGCCTTAAATTCCAATACAGCAACAAGACACATCTTGGATGCAGGGCTATACATATATCGCTCTTTGGCAGAAGCCCTTACATATAGGGTTGCGGATATTCTTCAATACGCTGACTTTAAAGATGAGTTTATAAATCAAATCGGCAGGTTTAATGTATCTATACTTTCAGATATTTCTGATTTGTATCTATATGACTTCGGAATATTCGTAGAAATATCTCCCGACGAAGAGCAAAAGGCTCAGCTTGAAGGGAACATACAGATGGCTCTTTCAAGAGGAGACATCAACTTGGAGGACGCTATTGACATACGCGAGATTAGAAACATTAAACTTGCGAATCAATTGCTTAAACTTAAGAGAACTAAGAAGGAGCAACGAGAAGAGAAGATGGCTATGCAGAAGCAAGCTATTGTTTCTGAACAGCAGCTTAAGTCTCAAGAGATGGCAGGTCAAGTTGCTATGCAGAAGATACAGATGGAGTCGCAAGCTAAGATGCAAATTAAACAAGCAGAGGTGGCATTTGAAATTGAAAAGATGAAACAAGAAGCTATCTTGAAATCTAAGCTAATGGCTGAAGAGTTTGCCTACAATCAAGAGCTTTCTAAAATGAACTCCCAAGTATTAGGAGAAAGGGAGAATGTGAAAGAAACTGCAAAAGACAAAAGGATAAGCATACAAAATACTCAGCAATCAAAACTAATAGAGCAAAGAAAGAACAATCTTCCTGCTGTAAATTTTGAGTCTAATGAGGACAGTTTAGATGGCTTCGATTTGGCTGAGTTCTCACCTCGATAGAGTATAAGAATTTTTGTATAAATTTGCAACAAATCAAATTTAAATCAAATGGAAAATATAAAGGTGAGATTAGTAGAAGGCTCCGAAGTAAAAGGGGTTGCTGAAAGAGAAGCTGACTTGCTTGCTAAGCACGAGGCAGAACAGGCAGCAGCTAATGCAGCGGATGCACCGGATAACGGAGTAGGTGATGGAGCAAATGATGGGACGGGTGATGAGAATAATGTTCCCGACCTAAAAGAAGAAGACGTTCTTTCATATATTGGTAAAAGATACAATAAGCAAATCAGTTCATTTGATGAGTTGATGGCTGAACGTCAGTCGGCAGAACAAATGCCGGACGATGTAGCTGCTTACATGAAGTATAAAAAGGATACCGGAAGAGGGTTTGAAGACTTTATTAAGTTGAAGAGAGACTTCGACTCAATGGACGGAGACCAACTTCTAAAAGAATACCTTCACTCCACTCAATCGGGACTCGATAAAGAAGATATCGAGACGTTGATGGAGGATTACACATACGACGAAGACTTAGATGACGAGTCGACAGTAAAGAAGGTAAAGATTGCTAGAAAAAAAGCTATTGCCGAGGCGAAGAAATTCTTCAATGAGCAAAAGGAAACATACAAAATGCCACTTGAGTCAAGTTCGGCAAGTATTTCCGAAAACGAAAAAGAAGAGTTTGAGTCGTACCGACAGTATATAAAGCAGGCTAAGACCGCTGAAGAGGAAGCAAATCGTAAGCGTCAATGGTTTGACCAAAAAACGAGCGAAGTGTTCTCGAGTGAGTTCAAAGGTTTTGAGTTCAACGTGAATAACAAGAAAGTTGTTTTTTCTCCGGGAGATGCTACCGAACTTAAGAAGGCCCAATCAACACCCGCGAACTTTATCAATAAGTTCTTGGATGAAAATACAGGCTTGATGAAAGATGCGGCAGGATACCACAGGTCATTAGCAGTAGCTATGAACCCCGAAAGGTTTGCTAAGTTCTTCTATGAGCAAGGACTATCAGACGCTACAGACGGGACTCTCAAGAACATTAAAAACATAAACATGTCTGAGAGAAGAACGCCGGAGGTTGCAAAATCAACCGAGGGCATGCAGATTAGAGAGATAAACCCCGACTCGGGAAGAAGCTTGAAAATCCGCAGCGCAAAAAAAGTTTAACTTAAAAATTTAAAAAAATGGCAAGTGCTCTTTTGAGTAACCCGACATACGCATTACAACCTGCCGCAGAGCAAGTTGCGTTGTCAACAAACTACATCACTGACTTCAACTTCCTCAATCAGTATCTTCCGGATACTTATGAGAAGGAATTTGAGCGTTATGGTAACCGTACCATCGCATCTTTCTTGCGTATGGTTGGTGCAGAAATGCCTTCAAACTCTGACCAAATCAAATGGGCAGAACAAGGCCGTCTACACATCAAGTATGTGCAGGTAGGTTCGGCGGCAGCAATAAACGCAAACACAGCTACATTCCAAGTGAATGACTCGGGTGTTACTTACGTTGCTATCCGCATTGGCCAAACAGTAATGATTCAAGACAACTCTACAGGTGTCTTCAACAAGGCAATTGTTACAGCGGTTCCTTCTGCTACAACATTCACTGTTGCGTTTTACGAATCAACCGGTCTTGCGGTAGCGGGTACAGGTGCAGGAAATCCTCAGTTCACTGTATTCATTTATGGTTCGGAGTTCAAGAAGGGAACAAACGGAATGGTTGGTTCTTTGGAAGCTGAAGATAGCATCTTCTCTAACAATCCAATCATCATCAAGGACAAGTATGCTGTAAACGGTTCTGACATGGCCCAAATCGGTTGGGTTGAAGTTACTACAGAGAACGGTGCAACCGGTTACTTGTGGTACTTGAAGTCAGAGCACGAGACACGTCTTCGTTTTGAAGACTACTTGGAGACTGCAATGATTGAAGCTGTTCCTGCAATCGCAGGTTCGGGTGCTGCTACAGCAGGATTCGTTGGTTCTCAAGGTGTGTTCTACGTTGTAAATCTTCGTGGTAACGTATGGGGTGGTGGTACGCCAACTACTCTTCCGGATTGGGATACAATTGTTTCTCGCTTGGACAAGCAAGGTGCAATTGAAGAGAACGTTGTGTTTGCTAACCGTGGATTGAGCTTCGACATCGACAACATGTTGGCTACATTGAATGGTTACAACGGAACAGGTTCTGCAAACGGAGCTTCTTACGGTCTATTTGACAACGATGTTGAAATGGCATTGAACCTTGGGTTCAGCGGTTTCCGTCGTGGTTATGACTTCTACAAGTCTGATTGGAAATACTTGAACGACCCAACAATGCGTGGCGGTTTGAACACCGTAGCTGCAACAGCAACAGGTACTGTAACAGGTATGCTTGTTCCTGCAGGTTCTACTTCAGTGTATGACCAAATCATGGGTAAAAACGCGAAGCGTCCATTCTTGCACGTACGTTACCGTGCTAGTGAGGCTGAAGACCGCCGCTACAAAACTTGGATTACAGGTTCTGCCGGAGGTGCAAACAACAGCGACCTTGACGCAATGGAGGTTCACTTCCTTTCTGAGCGTGCAGTATGTACTTTAGGAGCAAACAACTTCGTGTTGTTCCGCTACGGATAGTATTCTTGAAATTGAGGGGTGTCTTCAAAGACACTCCTCTTTTTCTTTTATTGTTAAATCAAATCTATTTGAATCAAAATGTCAAAAGCAAAAGCACCTGTAGATAAGGTCTACAAATTACACAGTGGAGCACCATTGTCATTTACATTGGCTTCACGAACTCATCCTAGATTCCCATTAATGTGGTACGATGAGTCAAAGAATCAGAACCGTGTATTGAGATATGCGGTAAATCAAAAGTCTCCATTTGAAGACGAGCAAGATGGTAACTCCATTCTTGAGCCTATCGTTTTTGAAGATGGATTTTTAAGAGTTCCTAAAACAAACCCTGTACTACAGGAGTTCTTGCATTATCATCCTCACAACGGTTCTGTCTTTTCAGAAGTTGACAAAGAGAAAGACGCATCGCAAGAAGTGGAAGGACTTAACCTTGAGGTTGATGCATTGATTGAAGCTAGAAAGTTGACTATCGACCAAATGGAGATGCTCACTAGAGTTCTATTTGGAAAAGACCCGTCAACAATTTCTACAGCAGAGATGAAGCGTGACTTGTTGATATTCGCTAAGAATGACCCAAGCACATTCATGAACGCAATCAATGACCCGGAGCTAAAGTTCCAAGCGAAAATTCAAGCGTTCTTCGAAAAAGGCTTATTGTCTTTGAGAAGCAACGGAAAAGAAATATGGTACAATACATCTACAAACAAGAAGAAGATGTGCTCAGTTCCATTTGGAGAGGAACCTGCAGACATCGCAGGCTCGTTCTTACAAAGTGACGAAGGCCTTGATTCTTTAAGAATGTTAGACATGGCATTAGAAGATTGATTCTGATTTGTTCTGCATGTGTTATGATGGAGAGACGGGGCCTTTTGGCCCCTCTTTTTTTATTACATTTGTAAAAAAGAAACAATGATAAACTCGGTAAGAAACACTGTACTGTCTGTCCTTAACAAGAACAACTACGGATATATTTCTCCATCCGATTTCAACTTGTATGCTATGCAAGCTCAGATGGAGCTTTATGAAGAATACTTCAGTAGTTATAACAAGACTGTAAACATGGAGAATCAGCGACTATCGGGAACAGATTATGCTGATATATCTCAACCTCTTATTGAAGCGTTGGAGATTTTTATAGTAAATGATTTTTTGTACCCCGTGTTTAATGGCATTGGAACAGCTATAAACCAATTCTTTACTCCGTCTTTAGTGACTACCGGTAATGATTTCTACATGATTAATAAGATGGTCTGCTATACTAGCCTTCTATCTTCGGGAGTTCAAGACACAATAACAACTCCTTTTGTACTAACTGTTCCGTCTCCGGGAAACTTCATTACAAATGGTGTTGCTGTTGGAGATATAGTATTGAATACAACGACTCATCAAAATGCTCTCGTCTCTTCAGTGGTTTCAGAGGAGACGATAACTCTTACTGAAGATATATTCCAAAGTGTATCTGAAGGATATGCGGTATACTCATCGACTTCTTATTCAGAAGCAGAGAAGGTTTCCAATGGAAAAATAACTATGCTCAACATGTCGATGCTTACGTCTCCTTCATTGCAGTTCCCTGCGTATGTAATGAGTGACTCTGTTATAAGCACATACCCTGCATCTCTATCGGGATATGGAGCTGTAAGGGCTGTATATTTTAGATACCCTAAGCCACCAAAGTGGACGTATGTGACCCTTCTAAACGGAGAGCCTTCGTTTGACCAATCACAGCCGGACTATCAAGACTTCGAGATGCCTCTTGAAGATGAGTACAAATTGGTGATGAAGATTCTTCAGTATTGCGGAATGTCTATTAGAGAGATACAAGTTACTCAGTTTGGTATAGCTCAAGAACAACATGAGCAGCCGTCATTCAGTCAGCAACAATAAAATAAAAGAGCATGGCCTATATTTCACAATATCAGTATTACGAAAACAATGGCAATACGCCCGAGGACAAGAATTGGGGCTCATACCAATACGTGAGCTTACAAGATATTGTCACGAACTTTATGCTGATGCATACAGGGAATCACTCTTTGGTTAATAACGAAGAGAGATATAAGATTCTATTCCATGCAAAGCGAGCTATTCAAGAGCTGAACTACGATGCGTTTAAGGAAGTAAAGGTTTTGGAACTAGATGTTACAGAGTCTTTGAGGTATGTCCTTCCTTCTGATTATGTGAATTGGGTTCGTATATCGATTTATAAAGACGGTTGGTTAAGGCCATTGACCGAGAACATTCAAGTGCTATCCTCTAACGCCTATCTGCAAGATAACAACGGCAATATTCTCTTTGATATAAATGGGAATATTCTTCAGCCTCAGTTCTCAAATATTGATTATGACAGGCTGAACAACCTAAAGAAAAGCATCTATCTTAATCAGAACAGCCCTTACAACGGAAACCTAGGATGGTGTATGGATGGCAATTGGTACTTCGATTATAAAATTGGAGCTGCCTATGGCTTGAATACTGAGACTGCAAACTTTAATCCTACGTTCAATATTGATAAGAAAGCGGGAGTGATTAACTTTGACTCAAGCATGGCAGGTGAGACGTGTATTCTTGAGTATGTGTCGGACGGAATGGAGAATGGAGATAACTCATTAATTACTGTAAACAAACTATTTGAGCAGTACATTTATGCCGCAATCAAATACGAGCTGTTAAATTCTAAGTTTGGAGTTCAAGAGTACATTGTAAATCGAGCGAGAAAAGACAGAACAGCGCTATTGAGAAATGCAAAAATCAGAATGAGCAATATTCATCCGGGCAGACTCTTAATGAACATGCGTGGAATGGACAAGTGGATTAAATAATATGGCAAACTTCACAAGAAACTTTATTGCAGGCAGGATGAACAAGGTTGTTGATGAACGCCTTGTTCCCGATGGAGAATACATTGACGCGATGAATGTCCGTATGGGTTCTACCGAGCAGTCTGAGGTTGGGGTTATTGAAAATTCAAAGGGAAATCTTTCTTTGACTTCCCTTGCGTATTTCGATGGAACCCCGACTAGCATTGACGCTGTTTGTATTGGAGCTTTTGCTGATAGCGCAAATGAAACAATCTATTGGTTTGTTCATGACCCTAATTTTACCGCTACTTCTTCGGGACCTAATCCCACAGGAAAGTTAGACTTGATAGTATCTTTTAATACCATCACCAATATTCTTACTTACCATGTGATAAGCATAGACGATGGTGGCGGCGTGAATACAACGCTTAATTTTAATCCAAAGTATCTTGTTACAGGTATAGATAAAGTTGGAGACCTTTTGTTTTTTACAGAAGATTACAACCAACCTAGATTCATAAATGTTACAAGAAACTATCCAAACCCAATAGGAAATATAGATGGAGGTGGTCTTCCGGACGGCCCTGCTTTATTGGCTGAGTCTATACTTGTTATCAAAAGACCTCCTGCTGAAGCTCCGTCTGTTCAGCTTATTGAGCAGCCGGGAGAGAATACCTATTTAGATGAGAGATTTATTTGCTTTGCCTATAGATACAGATATATAGACGGGGAATACTCAGCTACCTCACAATGGTCTGACCCCGCTTTTGAGCCTAGTGAATTTGCATTTACAAATAACAGTTATCTTAATGAAGGGATGACCAACTCCTTCAATGCAGCTGTTGTTTCCTATGACACGGGTGGCCCGCTAGTCGTTGGTATAGACCTTCTATTTAAGCAAGCAAACAATAATATTATCAAGGTTATTGAGAAGCTTGACAAGGCTGAGATGGGTATTCCAAATGACACCATAGCGACATTTACTTTCAATAACAGTAAGATATTTACTATACTATCTGATGGAGAAATCTTAAGATTATACGACAACGTTCCTAGGCTCGCTAAGGCTCAAACCATAATGGGCAATAGACTTATGTATGGAGCATATCTTGAGGGGTATGACTTGATTGATAAGTTTGGAAATCCAACAAGACTAGAATACGAAACAGAGCTTGTATCTGAGGAGATAGGTTTTGAAGATGTTCCATATACACTCACATCGGGCGACTATTTTTTTGGAACAGGTATAGCTATTGACGACTCTGTTATTCAGATAGATTTAGCAGGATTAGAATTAGTAGCAGGAGCCTCCATAACAATAGAGGTAAATCTAACTCACGTTGTTTATACAGGGGACGCTCCATATCCAACAGACACAGTGTCTGACTTGGGGGTTACCTTTTCTTTTTCGCTTTTAAACGATTATGCGTCCGTGTATGCCTTGGCCACAAGTGTTGAGTTTCAAGATGCGATTGGAACCTCTTTCAATATACTTCCTGTGTACTCTCCAATACCCGGAGACGACACATCTTGCGATGGCACAACATTCACTGACCAAGTGAACTGTCTTCTTCCAAACACTTTGGCTACGCCAAATGCTTTTGGAACGGTAACTAAATATGAGGCCGGAATATCTGCGGCAAATGAGCCTATTGCAATAACAATATCATCTCCATCTAGCACTGTGATTGAATTGCAGTTTCTTGCAATGAGATACGTTGATGATGTGAGCGCTATAACGCAAAACATTTACGACCATTACAGAGTTGCAAGCGCAGAGGTTTTTTTCCAAAAAGTATCAACCCCAAGAAGCCTACATAGCAATAGGGGTTATGAGATAGGAATCGTGTATATGGATGAGTTTAATCGCTCAACAACAGCGCTAGTTAGTCCATTCAATACAGAGCATGTTGCGTGTGGAAACTCAACCACAAAAAACTCTATACGAGTTACTATACCCACATCACAAAGAGCTCCGGCATGGGCCACAAGATATAAGTTTGTATGCAAGGCTGACGCAGAGAATTACGAAACAATATATACAAGCGTCTTCTTTACTGAAGAGGCAACAAACGATGTCTACTTTCTTCTTGAGGGGGAGAACATGCGTAAGGTGGATGATGGAGACAGATATATTGTAAAGAGAGATACCGGAGGCCCATTACTTACGTGTGCTTACGCTACTGTGTTAGAGAAAGAAGCGAAAGGGGTAGGGTTTATTACAACCCAAGAAGGCGTTGCTCCACCCGCAGGTGTTTACATGAAAATGAAGCCATCTTCTTTTCAAGCGGTTCAATCTGCAAACTCAATCATCAATCCCGGAACGATAGTTACCAACGAAAATAATGGAGGTGACTTTCCTATACAGGATTATCCGATGAATGTTTGGGATGGCTCTGCATGGGTAGACTACACGGTTCCTGCAGGTAGTCGTATAAACATGTCGTTTAGATTTCAAAGGCTAGGAGCGAGAGGTGGAGATGGCAAATGCGAGAGAAGAATATACACGCTGAATGTAACGCTTACCTCATCTGCCAATTACGACAACATGTATGATTGGTGGGTTGGTGACAACATAGCTTCTGTCTTAAATAACGGAACACAAGAAGTTGGAGATGGTGAGTGCCCTATAACAAACGTGTTTATTCCAACGCTAGGCATTCCGACTCCGAGTGTTTGTACCAACTACTATCAGTTCTATAGATATGGCGACAATCAATTGGTATTAAAAATAACAGGAACTGTTAGGTGTAACGGAGCTATAGGAGCTGACAAGAGAAGGTCATCTATCACTTCTCAAGTGACCGTGTTTAGAGCAGACAATCTAGTTGTGTTTGAGACCATTCCTAGCGATACACCTCCCGATATATTCTTTGAGAATGAACTGTCCTTTGCTATTGATGCAGAGGGAAATCACCTATCGGGAAATGGACCGGGAGACGTGTCTCAAGATATTGCGGCAGGAATCCCCGGAGAAGTTCAAACCGGATTTTTCAATTGCTTTGCTTTTGGAAATGGTGTCGAGAGTTATAAGATTAGAGATTCTATTATTGGACGCTCATTCAATCTTGGAAACCGAGTGACATCAGTTGCCGCTCAAGATTATAAAGCAGCTGATAGATATGCTGATATTACATACAGCGGCGTATATAATCAAGAGACTAACGTGAACAAGTTAAACGAGTTCAACTTAGGTCTATTGAACTTTAAAAACCTAGAAACTTCATTCGGAAGAATATATATAATAGACGCTAGAGATACTGACGTTCTTGTTTTACAAGAAGATAAGATATCTTACGTGTTGGCGGGCAAGAATTTGCTGTCTGATTCAACAGGAGGTGGCGCTATATCTTCTGTGCCCGAGGTTTTAGGAACTCAGATAGCTAGAACAGAGAAGTACGGAATCAGCTTCAATCCCGAGAGCTACGTTCAGTGGGGATATGACAGATTCTTTACGGATATAAAAAGAGGTGCTGTTATTCAGCTGCGCGGAAACTCGCGCTCAAACGAAGAGCTGAATGTTGTTTCTGAATTGGGTATGCGTACATGGTTTAGAGATAGGTTTATAGAATCTTTTGGTACTCAAAAGCTAGGAGGATATGACCCTTATATGAATGAGTACGTGTTGTCCTTAAATGATAGAGAGCTTCCTGTAAATCCCGAGTGTCTTGCTTGTGGTGTTTCACAGACCCTTACTTTATTTATACCATCGGGAGAGGAGGCCGGAGCATTTGACTACTGCGTGTCATTGGGTTCTAATGTTGGACAGACGACTGTGTCTTGGATTGTATCTAGCGTTGAAGGAACCTTTGATGTAAGCGCTACATATAATGGAACCACTGTGTCTTCGGGCCCTCAGAACTCATCGGGTAGCATAACGTTCTTTAAAGACTTGGTGTCTGAAGGGACTGTCTCAATAAACATAACCTACACAGGACCTGTAGTCTTGACAATGCTTATTGACTGTCCTGTTCCGGACGTGCTAAACATTATCGAGGTTGTGGTGACAAGCGACACTGATGCGGGAAAGACAATACACTCTCAGTTTAGATATACAAACGGAACATTCGTTGGAC